AGCGGCTGTAAGCCCCTACCCCGGTGGAGGAGGCCCCAAAGGGCTCCGACACTTTAGGAGGAAGAACAGGTGTTTTTTTACGAAGGCGTGTGAGCGTGGGAGGCCGGGGCTCTCCTTTTCAGTTCTGCTTTTCTTTTTCTGCTTTTCTTTTTTTTTAGTTTTTTCTGGGAATTTCTGGGAATTTCTGGTAAGGTGGGGGAGGGGTTTGCTAGGAGTCGTCGCTCTGTAGCCAGTCTGCGTCTGACATCTCTTCTTCGAACTCGTCCCAGTCTTCTTCGGGACAAAGCTCTTCTAAGCACAGACCACAGGCAAGAGTCTCCTCGTCTAGAGCAGCTACTCTTTGGCACAGGTAACAGATTTGGGGTACTCGGAACCGCAAGGGGAACTCCTGGGGATGGGCTAAGAAGGGGAAACTCTCTTAGAAGCTTAGTAAGCTCTTAAGAGCTTTTTAACTTTATACCTTAAGCCCCGGCTATTGCTTCTAGGTTGTTATAATCTCGCCCGTTCATAAGCCCAGTATAACATAAAAACCAAGGTTTGTCAAGTAAAAAATGAACTATCTCGCATTTAATTTTCACAGTATAATGATTACAGGTACTTACAGTAGCCTAAATATGTCCTTGACTTTCAACCAATTATGTATTATCCTATATTCAGATGAAAAACTACAAATTCCTAAAGGAGTCCCAATGTATCTTACTACCGACTTATTCGAGAACCCACAAGACGCAGACCTTAGCTGTAGGCAGTGCCGGAAGAACCTAGAAGGTGCTGACGTTACGGAGATTGAGTTGATCGAAGGACTCAAGCTTGCCGTAGCAGTCTTCTGCGACAAGGATTGCTTAGACGCTCACTACTCTGAAGTAAGAGCTGGAGCGCCTGACAGAGTACGAGCTTTCTTAGAGAAGCAGCTAGCAGCAGGCAAGGACGTTACTCAGTACCTTGGAGCCCCCTGGATCCCGAGCGCAGATCGGTACGGAAACGTAGTCAGAACTAGTAAGCACGAGCCCACTCAGGCAGTGCTGGAAGAGTTCAAAGCAAAGACTGGCTACAGCCGGCCTGGGAACCCTAAGCGTAAGCCCCGGAGGTTCCGTGCTCCGTCCATGTTCGATACGGTCTTAGTTGGGGGTTCCCATGAGTAAACGAAAAGCAAAGTTCGAAGTCGGGACAAAGCTTCGGCACGTGAACAAGAATAAGTGGGCCGAGGTTGAGGAAGTCTGGTTCGACGGAGAAAAGTTCCGCTATTCGGTCTGGCATTCCGGCTGGAGTTGGGGAGTTCCTGAGTCAGGACTGGATCAGCCCTCCCTACCCATCAAAAAGTGACTTGGGTTTGAGCCTAGCACTTTCTCAAACTGCCCCGCAGAGAGCTTGTTAAAACTGAGGACGTGGGTATGGGTGGCTAGAGACAAAACGAAGCTCTCAGGGGATTTAAACGCACGGGTTTTCTGTTTTGGGCTACCGACAGCGAAAAACTACCTAAAGCCTCCAGGTCGACCAATTTATTTTCACGTCTAAGTACCTGTAATCATTGTACTGTGAAAATTAAATGCGAGATAGTTCATTTTTTACTTGACATTTCGTCAAAAGTGTGCTATAGTAGTAAAATAATCAAGCCTTCCCTTTAGCGAGTTTGGTCCCCTTTTCAAGGGAGACCGGCTCCCTAAAGAAGCTTCACCGAAGTGGGAGGAGAGGACGCGAACGACTTAAAGCCGGGGCAGCCTTCTCTCCTCCAAAACTTTGCGACTTACCTAATTTCACCCCCTTAGCAGGTTAATCAGTGCTAGACCATTTCACGCCAAAGATGCAGGCGGCGTGGGCTATTGTCGAAGCAGCTCAAGAAGAGGGCGGCCTTGCAGCAGCTCAGCTCGCCTTTCGAGATCAGATGATCAAGTTAGGTCACGAGGATAGAGTCCGTAACCTCTACCGCGTTCTCGACAAGCTGACACAAAAGCCAAAGTGGTTTGTACCTAATGCGCCTCAGGAGCGGTACCTCCGTACTCGTTCAAAAAAGAATATCTCGCTGAAGACTAGACAGATCGGAATGACGACTCTGATTGGGATTCAGGAACTAGACCTCGCCTACTGGGAGTCAGACTTCCACAGTGGCATTATGGCGCACCAGCAGGACGCTGTAAAAAAGCTCTTCGACAAAGTAATTAAGTTTCCTCACGATCACTTTACCGCTGACTGGGGAAAGCTCTACTCTCCTGTAGAAAAAAAGAACAACACCACGGCTCTTGAGTTTGATCATGACGGCTTCGAAGGAGCTGAACAGAGACGACTCAACTCTTCCGTTTCGGTAGCCTTTAACTTTCGCTCTGGAACCTTGAACAAGCTTCACGTTTCAGAGGCGGCCTTCGTAGCAGATGCAAGACTGAAGGCTTCGTTGCAGGTAGTACCCGATACCGGGGAATGCGACTATGAAAGTACGCCGAACGGACAGGGGGGAGACTTCTTTACCCAGTGGCAGAACTGGAAGAAGTTAGGACCGCAAGCACCATACAAGGGTTTCTTTACTCCTTGGTACGAATTCTATCCTGAAGACCCAAGCGACCCTCGCTGGACTCTTGCAGAAGACGCAGTTCTTGACTCTTATGAGCGGGAGCTGCTTTTGCGTTTTGAGAACAAGATCACTCGCATGCATCTCGCCTGGCGTAGAAACTGCGTAGCCGAGAAGTGCCAGAACGATCCTGAAGCTTTCGACAACGAGTATCCGACTGACGACGTGAGCTGTTTCCTTACTGGACAAGGACAGGTCTTCCCGAAGTCGATCACCGTAGCTCAGCAAAAGTTTAACCGTCCTTTCACGACCAGAGGCTTTCTCATGGTTGAGGAGTCTCAAGTCGTTCTTTACGACGACCAGAACGGACCCATCTTCGTTTGGGAGAAACCCGAAGCTGACAAGACCTACGTTATCGGAGCTGACCCTTCAGGCGGCGTAGGACGAGACAACGCTTCCGCCTTCGTGCTCTGCCAGCAGACAGGAAGATTCGTTGCAAAGATCTGGGGACAAGTTGCCCCGGCTGACTTCGCCTCTGACTTGTGGAAACTAGCTAGGTTGTACAACAAAGCTTGGATCTGCCCTGAAGAGAACAACCACGGCCACGTCGTGATTCAAGAGCTTAAGAACAAGCACTACATGAATCTCTACCGACGCAAGTCGCTGGATGCTGGAAGCGGAAAGCTCCTTAACAAGGTTGGCTTCCTCACGAGTAACGAGACAAAGATCGTACTCACCGAAAACTTTAAGACGGCATGTAAGAATGGCAAGGTACAGATCCTTGACGAAACTCTTATCTCCGAAATGTCTACCTTCGTACAAATATCAGGTAAGGGTTCCAACTCTACCAGAGTTAAGCGAGAAGCTACTGAGGGTAATCACGACGACCAAGTTATTGCAGCAGCTCTCGCAGTCGAAATGGATAAGGCCCGTCCACAATCGACCTACGCCACCGAGCAACTCCAAGCAAACGGAGTTCATGCTCCTGGCTTCGACCCCGAAACCGGCTTTGGCTTTTAGGAGCAGTTTTGTCTGATACTTTTGAGAGAACACCCGACGACATCCGGGAGCTAGAGAATCTAGAGAGCAAACTAGAGCGAGCTGCCGTGGTTGTTAGAAAGTTCGTTAAGAAGAGCGAGCAGTACCGACGCCCTTACCTTGAGCGAGCAGAAGAAGGCCGTAGCCTTTATACAATCTGGGAACGTAAGACTAAGTCTCCTATTCAGAGGGCTAATCTTCAGCTTCCTTATGCTTATCTAATCGTACAGCAAGAGATCCCCCAGATTGCATCCCCCTTCTTAAAAGAGTCCACTCCGTTCCGTCTTATGGGACAAGAGAGTCAGGACTTTCATTTCGAGAACTCTCTCACCGACTTCGTAGGAGCCCAGTTTCGCTCCATGAAGTTTAAGTCGAAGTTCCTTCCTACCATCGAAGGTCTTTGCGTAGAAGGTACCGTAGTTTCAAAGGTTCCTTACCGCTTCTTGGAGAAGCTGGTTAACAAGAGAGCCGTAGAGATTGATCCTATCTCTGGCGAAGAAATGACAGTCAAGAGAGAAGAATTAGAAGTTCTCTACGACGGTCCAGATCTAGAAGACGTACCCCTCGAAGACTTCTTTCCTGACTGGTCTGTAAGACAAGCCGGGGAGATCCAGTCCATGCGAGCTTGTACGCATCGCGTGTATAAAACGTTTGAAGAGATTAAGCGCAACAAGAAGCGCAAGGGTCCTGACGGATTAGAAGTCGGAGCCTACGAGAACCTTAAAGAGCTAGAGCTTTCTATCTCCAAGAAGGGCTGTAAAGCCTGGTCTGCTCCTTACTGGTCTGAGAAAGTAGAAGGCATCGAGAATTCTCAGAGACGAAAAGAGTTTGAGAAGTCTATAGAACTTTGGGAGTACTGGGGACTGTTCGATCCCAAAGGAAACGGGAAGTTTGAAGAGTACGTTATTACGATTGCAAACGGAGACGTAGCGATCAGATGCGACAAGAACCCCAACGATTACAAGTTTAAGCCCTTTGCAGCCTGCGTAAACGTACCTGTTAAAGGCGAGTGGTACGGAGTTTCAGAACTCTTTGCAGTTCGTGGCTCCATCAAAGAAGCTATCGCTCTTCGTAACAGCAGACTAGACAACGTAAACCTGAATACCAACCGCATGTGGAAAGTATCTAGGACTGCCGGAGTCAACCCCAACACTCTTTACTTCAGACCTAACGGAATTGTCTGGACTAACGACATGCAGGGAGTAGAGCCTCTTAACGGACCTGACGTTCCTCCTTCTGCTTTTAGAGAATTACAAGAATTAGGCGGAGAGATTCAATCTACTGCGGGTAGCAGCTCCGGCCCTGACATGACTCAAGCTGCTAGAACTTTCGGTCGCTCTGCAACCGGAGTTTCCTTCGTTTCTGGAATTGCAGCTTCTCGTGCAGCAATGAAGATTCACCTAGTCTCTGAGATGTATATCAAGGAGATCGTAGGACTCTGTCTTAAGACTAACTCTCAGTACGTTACTGACGAGCAATGGGTACGCATCTCTGGAATAGAAGAGAATCCATTTAGCATGCTCCCGGCTTCTGCGTTTCACACACGCTACGATTACGAAGTTGCAACCTCAATTACGGCAGACAAGAACGAAGAGGCAGCAGCACTTCAACAAGGTTTTCAGTACCTCTCTCTAGTTACTCAGGCCGAGCCCGGTCGAGTTAACTGGGAAGCATTCTTCGAAGACATGGGTAGATCCATCTTCGGTAGAAAAGTTAGAAAGTTCACCCGCAGCGACCAAGAAATGCTCGAGATTCAGCAGCAGAAGTTAGCTGCCGAGCAAGCAGTGAATGCACAGACCGGGGCTAACGCTCAACAGCCCAACGCTGAACCCTTATCATCTTAACTCTTAGCAGGAGACAAAATGGACCTATTCGACGACGACACAGGCGTCCCTACTCCTGAGTTCTTAGAACTCTCTCATGGGGAAGAACGCAAAGAACAAATTAACGAAGCACGCGGCTACCAAGCTCTGTCTCAAACAGGAGGCTGGAACTCTCTCAAGAGTTTTCTCTCCGACACGATAGAGCACAACAAACAGCAGCTCCTAACAGCAAGAGGAGAGCGCGTGATCTTAGAACTCCAAGTCCGAGCCCAGATGTACCAGGAACTTATCGGCCTTGTAGAGCAAAAAGTTTTCGAGGCTCACGACCTTCTAAAGAAGGAAGAAGCCTAAAGCAGTTTCAAAACGAACGGCCTGAGTTAGCCCGCAAGCTTAGTCAGATAACCGCAAGGAGAAACCATGCCATACGAAGAAGAAGACGGTCTAGAGACAAACTTGGAAGAGTCCTCAGAAGAAATAGATCAAGAAGGCCCCGGCACAGAAGAGCCAGGAGAACCTCAAAACGCACAGGCTGACGCTCTAGACATCCCTGAAAAGTTCAGAGGAGATACAGTAGAAGAAAGCCTAAAGAAAACCCTAGACGCTTACCAACACCTAGAAAGCCGCAACGGAGAAATGGGTAGCGAAGTAGGGTATCTCAGACAACGGGACGAGGAAACTCGAACCCGTATCGCGGAACTCGAAGCAAAATCACAACAAAGTCAAAGCGTCGATTTTCAAGAGAAAGCAAACGAACTGTGGGACCAAGATCCCGAGACAGCTTTTAAAGAGCTGACTAAGTACGTTTCAACTCAATTCAAGGAAATTCCTAGGAACACTGAAATTAAGGCTCGCCGTCAACAGGGCGACGATCTTTATTTGCAGCTTCGCACTAGCGACAAGGACTTCCAAGAACTCGAACCCTCAGTAAAGGAAGTAATGAAGAATTACGGCCATATGCTGAAGGAAGAGTTCCAAGGCTCAAAGGAAGCGGTAGCAATTGCTTACGCCGTAACCAAGGGAGCTAACGTTGATCACTTCTTGAAGAAAGACCGTACACGTCGAAGCAAAGTCTCGGACGAGAAAAGACAAAACTTTTCAGAATCCTCTGACGCTTCTCAAGCAACCTCTACCAAGAGTCCTTGGGACATGTCAGACGACGAGCTAGACGCTGTAATTGCACGAGACAAGCGCAAGTCTGAGTAAGCCAACCAGGGGTTGTCCCTGCACGGCTACTTAACTTACGAGGAGTATTAATCGTGTCTGTACAAACCACATCCTCTCTTTCTGCCAGTATGCATGTAAAATACGTGCGAAAGCTGTTAAAGACTCTTCAACCGCGTCTTCAACTGTATAAGCTTGGTAAAAAAGGGAAATTAGAAAAAGGAACCGGGAAACAATGCAAATGGCTTACCTACGCTAAGGTAGCTTCTAGCACTTCCCCTCTCACTGAAGGAACTAACCCTTCTGAGATCGCACTGTCAAACAGCAACATCACGGCTACGGTAGCCCAATACGGTCAGTTCGCTAAGAACTCTGACTTGCTTTCGCATACCGCAATCGAAGATGTAGCCTCAGAGCACGCCGAACTATTTGGTAAGGCTGGCGCTGAAACCATCGAAGACCTTATCGCTTCCGAGCTAGACGGTTCTTTGACTGTTAGACGAGTAAACGCACGAGCTAACGACAACGCTGTAATTGCAGGCGACGTTATCAGCTTGAAAGAGTTCTTAAAAGCTAAGATCGCTCTTTCTAACGCATTCGTTAGACCCCACGAAATGGGTTCGTATGCAGGAGTACTTCACCCTGAAAGTGAATATGACCTGTTGACCGAAACCTCTGGAGTCGGCTGGCTTCCTATCATCAACTACACCCCGTCTATGATGGAGCAAGTTGTTGAAGGGGAGATCGGACGTATCTTCGGAATGCGCTTCATGGTCTCTGACAAAATGAGTGCGGCTGCTAACTCAGGTGCAATCAGCGTAAAGAACAACTACTTACTGGGCGAAGAGTGTTTCGGCGTCTGTGAAATTGATGCCAAGGGTTCTGCTCCTGGTATTGATCTTATCGTTAAAATGCCTGACAACAACGATACCAGTAACCCCCTTAACATGTACGGAACCGTTGGTTACAAAATCAAAGGCTTCGTAGCAAAGAACTTCGCGGCCAGCCGTGGAATCCTTTTAAAAGGTTCTACTGCATTCGCGTAGGTGCTAGGCGCATAAGCGTCTCCTGCTAAGGCACCGGGGCTCCCGAGCTACCACGTAGCACGACACCAAAACGTCGTGGGAGTCCCAAAGATTTTGAGACTTATGTTACAGATCGCATTCAAAGAAAAGCTGAGAAAGCTAAACGCTCTCCTTTTTGTCGACGAAAGAGACAAGAAGAGGATCACTGACGAATGGTCTGTAGTAGGTCTGTTTATTCGAAAGACTAAGCAAGCGGTAAGTTCTTCTACCAGTTACTCCGCTCTAGACACTAGAGCCAGAGAGTACTTAGAGGCTTACGACCAGGGCGCTCTCTACGAGCACATTGGTTCCGTCCCTTTTGAGCACGTTCCCGAGCATGACTTATTCAACGTAAGCACCGGGAAGCTCTTAGCGAGAGGCTGGCGCTCCTTAGTTCTAAAGCTAGTTAAAGAGGGACATGCCGACTTAGAGCTAGCACGGTCCCTATTCTCCAGAAGCCTAGGAGAATCTGACTACGACCAGCTCAACTCAGAACAGAAGAGAGCCCTCGCAGGCTACGAACGTCTAACTGCAAGAGAGCAGCTCCGAAGAAAAGGATTTATTTAATGCCGAGTACTACTTCAGGTTTTAGCTGGTCCGAGATAGCAGCACACGTAGTTGAATGGATAGGTAACAACGACCCTGCCTTTCAGACGTTGGTAGAGAACTTTCTACCGTTAGCTGAGTTTCGTTTCTGCAAGCTACACGACTGGCCCTTTCTGCATCAGCAGAACCTGAGCCTTACCGTCTCTAGTGGTACGCAGGAGTACTCCCTGGACGCTAGCAGCATTGGTTCTTACATGGCTGCTACCGATATCAAGACGCTTTACTCCGAGAGTAACAACAGAGTTCTTAAGAAGGTTTCTCTGGACTCTATCAGACGCATGGACGCAGACAACAATGCAGGCGTTAGCGACTCTGAGCTTCAGGTTTGGGCTCCTACTGGAGACAACAAGATCCTACTCTGGCCTAAGACCTTTTCTGACACGGCTTTGAAAGTAGACGGCAAGGTAACCCCTACTCCGTTCTCAAGCTTAAGCGAGTATCCAACAGTTCCTTATCGCTTCCAAGAAGCCCTGATTAAGTACGCTACCGGGGAACTCCTAGGACGAGAGAACGACACGAGAGCAGATACCACTAAAGCAGAAGCTTTCGGGCTCTCCAAACAAGATTACGAAGCAGCAGCCTCCGAACAAGGAGATGCTGGAACAGAACCCCGATTTAAACATTGGTCCGAAGCAAGCAGCATTTCTGCCGAAGACAACGACCCCCTTAACATGCGCAAGGATTAAGTTTGAGCTTACGTAACTTCGTACAAGATGGAGAGTTCCAAGGATCTGCTCCAGTAGAGATCCAAGGAGTTGATACCACTTCTCCTATTCAGGCTCTACAGCAAGGGTTCGTTCGTTCTGCTAAGAATTGTACGCCGGGTCTCTCCGGGGGATTCGTCAAGCGAGACGGCTACTCCCCTGTTCTCTCTGTAGCTTACGGCTCTAGAAGCATTACGGCTGGCTTTGAGTTCGACCACGCAGGAACTAAGAAGCTGGTACTCTTTGGAACAGACGGCTCTGCCTCTGGAGGACGCTTCGGTTGGAACAACGGCGGAACCGTTTCAGACATTCAGACTAGTCTTTCTGGAACTGCTAGACCCAGCTTCGTACAGCTCGGTTCTTTGTTACTGTTCTCTAACGGCACAGACGCTCCAAAGCTCTGGAACGGAACTACGGTAAAACAGTTTGGAATAACAGCCCCGGTCAACGCTCCAGGTGGTTCAGCTACTACGGGAGGAAGCCTTAACAGCAATGGAAGCTTCCTTTACGCATACACGTATTACAACTCCACGACTAAGGCAGAGAGTTCTCCTTCTCCTTTAGTACAGCTTACTACGGGTGGCTCAGACACCAAGATAGCGCTGACCATGACGGCTGGAGTCTCTGCTACAGCAGACTTAATCAGAATTTATCGCTCGGTCTCTTTTGGACAGACTCTTTACCTCGATGGAACTGCTGCAATCGCAGCTACTACTTTCAACAGCATCCAAGCAGACAGCGCACTAGGACGAGAGATGGAGTACGACAATACTCGTCTTGAGACTTACTCATCTACTCCTGACTTCCCTTTAGTAGCAGACCAGAGAGCCTTCTTTAAGACCGGAGATAACGAGTCTCGCTTTTCTAAGTTTGGTCAAAGCGGAGCCATGTACGAGAGCTACGAGGTTAAAGCAGTAGTTGATACCTCTGACGACATGGGTACTTCTAACAAGCTCATAGGACACGGCAAGGCTGGTTCTAAGGTTATTGCTCTCAAAGAGAACTCCATAGGAGTCTTTCAACGCTTTGGAATACCGACTACGACTCTTGCTGAAGACAACGTAATTTATCAGTACCAAGAGATTACCCGAGGCGTACAGCCCATGGGACACAAAGCATGGGTAGAAGTCTTCGGAGAGTGTATCTTTCTAGCGAAGGATAACATCTACGGAACTAAAGGAGAATCTAAAGAACTCCGTCCCTTGGCTAACCCTATTAAAGCAACGATTAAGGCTCTTGGAGTTACAAATTCCCAGCGCACTAAGGTCTCAGCCTTTAACGATACCAAACGTAGTCTTATCTACTTTCAAGTATTTCAGGACTCTGACGACACGACTGCAAAGCTAGTTATCGTTGGAGACTACCAGCAGTACCCTAACATTCGCTGGAGCTTCTACACGCCGGGGACTA